TGGTGGTGGTGGTGTTTTTTCTGCTTTATCTTCTTCTGCTACTGGTGGTGGTGGTGGTGGTGGTGGTGGTGGTGTTTTTTCTGCTTTATCTTCTTCTGCTACTGGTGGTGGTGGTTCTACTGCTGCTTTTGCTGCTTTTGCTGCTTTTGCTGCTGCTGCTTTTGCTTCTGCTTCTGTTTTTGCTGCTGCTTTTTTTTCTGCGGCTGCTTTTGCTGCGGCTGCTTTATCTGCGGCTGCTTTATCTGCGGCTGCTTTTGCTGCGGCTGCTTTATCTGCGGCTGCTTTATCTGCGGCTGCTTTTGCGGCGTCATCCTGTTTCTTAACTTCTCTTTCATGATCTTCTTTAATTTTTCTTTGTCTTATTAAAAAATTAGCATAATACTCTTCCTTCTTATCCTCCTCGATTGTTGTAAAATAATTTTTTTTTTTATCAAAACCATTAGCATTAAGAAATTCAGATACTCTTGTAAAATGTTCAGGAGGAATTTTGCGGTAATTTGCATAGTACTTGTTTGAATCGTGGGTCTCTTTCCATTTAAGTAACCCATTTTTCCCTTGTATTAATTTTATTCCATATAATTCCGCAATAATACCACATTGTTTTTCCTTAACTTTTTGTTCATGATCTTCTTTTTTTTTTCTCTCTTCTTTTAAAAATTTAGCTTTAAACGGAACCTTTAGATCTTCATCAATTGTTGCAAAATAATCCTTTCCACCCTTGCGGGTAAAACAATCAGATAGTATTACAAAATGATCAGGAAAAATTTGTATGTATTTATCCGGCTCTTTGTCTGGGTGGATCTTTTTTCTCCATTCTTTTAAATCATCCATAGATTTTATTCCATATAAATGCCCAATAAGACCACATTTGTATTCAGCAAAATCTTGATGAGCAGCAGCTTCAACCTGATCTGGTAGTCTGGCCATAAACCCTCTTATATATAGTAGTATTTATTTATTTATTTTTTTAAAGTTAATCTTTGTTTGAGTTTTATCTTTTTTGATTTTTTATTTTTTTTATTTTTTGATGTTTGATGTTTGCCACCAGCATATAGTAAAGAGTTATTCTTAGAATCAACCTCACCAAATTCAAACTTAGGTTCAAACTTAGGTTCAACCTCATCAGTCATTACATCCTCTTTTTTACTAGTTGGAACATCAAAACAAAACATTTCAAATATATATTTATACGTTTTAAAGAAAGTATGCATCTCAATTTTATTATTTTTTTCTTGTGTTAAAAATGTGTTTCCATAACGACCATGCGAATTTTTTATACTTAGATATTTTTCTTCATTTTTTCCATGGGTAACACCATTTAAGATCATTGAGTGTGTAACTATTTTAAATTTATTTGTAGTTTCATCGAAAATTTTCCGTTGCACCCCTATAATAACATACAATCCTTTTTCTAAAACCGCTACTAAAAATGTTTTAATGGCTAACATATTATCTTTTCTCCAAGGTCGTATTTGATGAAGCGTAGCCAATTTGTGCCCAATTACGTTTAACATAATAGAGGTAATTTTAAGTGAATTCTCTATACTTGGCCAATATGTTTTATAATTGTAAATGATAATTGGATTTACAATAGTATAGTTCAAGTTGGATGCATAATATAAATTAGGATTAAATGTTCCATCCTTTAAGCATTTTTGAACCTCAAGTAACATGGTTGTCAATTGCGAAATAATACTATAAAAATACTTGTTATCGTTTTCATCTTCCCAATCAGTAATGTCATATTTTAATATAGCGGCAACTACTTCTTTCGTGATGATTGTAGTTCTAAAAAACTCAAAAAATAGTATTATAGAAAGTACAATGTTGCCTCCTTTAAATAAATACTTCTTAGTTATAATTGTATAAATAAAATAAAATAATAACGCCGAAGGATTCTCATTATTCCACCCATTTTCATCTTTGGATTCTTTATAATTGCTTATATCATCGCCTTTATCATCGCTTATATCATCGCTTATATCATCGCTTATATCATCGCTTATATCATCGCTTTTATCATCGCTTATAGTATGAGTTTTTTGAGAAGACTGAAATTTCTGCGTTAACATATATTTTTCACAATTCAATCTGTTCAATGGTTTTTCTTTATTTCTTTTAAAACATTCAAAAATTTTTCCATTATTGCAAAATAATGTGTTATAATAGTAATCACACCATTCAATCTCTTTACCAAAGTAGTCTGAAAAATATAATTTTAATAGTCTTGCTATTAAAATAGTGGAAGCATGTGCATAACATGTCCCTTGGCACGATTGATTTGTAAAATATTGAGATTTTTTTCGAGTCAGTGTTGGACGAGTGTGAGTTTTACTAGTCGGTATTGAACGAGTCATACTAGAAATAATATCTCTTATATAAAGAGATATTATTTTATTTATAGTCACAAATAGAATAGTCATTTTTGTTTAATTTAATAAATTGTTTGTTTGTAATTGAAATATGCTCAGCATATTGGTCGATTATATCAACCCCTTGTATATTAATTGTGTTTCCTAACCCCAATTTATTATTTAAATGGCGAATACTTAGCCAATCATAATAACTTTTATCAAATAGAATGGCATTTGACACATAATAACTGATCTTGTTATTTTTTAAAATACTTGTAATGTCTATATTATAATTCTCGTCGTCATTTGTGCTTAGTTTTAGTAATACTAATATAAAATTATAATTGCAACACTCTAATTCTTCGCATTTTTCGCATTTTTCATAGTTTTCACAATTAATATCATTGCTTACCTTTATCAACGTTTTTTGGTTGTTTGTATAGATTTTAACAAGAAACTCAGCATCTTCACTTGTATCAATTATGTGATTGTCTTTAACAAAAAGAACAGAACTTTCTAAATTAGAAGTAAATAACGTAACAAGAAACGTCCAAGCTAAATTAACATAATATATAAGTGTAAACATAGAGTCAAACACTAACAATTTTATAGAATACCATGAAGCATATTGCTTTAATGTAGAAAACATTATTCTTTATTACTCTTTAACTCTTTCTATTTAAATAATTTTATTATTAATTAACTTTCCAATATAATTACCTAACTCTTCTTCCTCTAAACATTCATAAATGTTATTATTTAACTCATTTTTATAATATTTTTTATTGTGAATTGTTACTAGCACTAATTCTTCCTCTTCCTCCTCTTCCTCCTCGTTTACTTCGTTTACCTCTTCTTCTTCCTCGTTTACTTCGTTTACCTCCTCTTTCTCCTCTTCCTCCTCTTCCTCCTCGTTTACTTCGTTTACCTCCTCTTTCTCCTCTTCTTCCTCTTCCTCCTCTTCCTCCTCTTCCTCCTCTTCTTCGTTTACCTCTTCCTCTTCGTTTTCCTGTTTTACATTGTTTTCAGATTCCATAAGTATTTCTTTTACTTGATTCACATTACTTTTAGTATTGCTTTCCTCTTCCTCTTCCTCACTTTCTTCCTCTTCCTCACTTTCTTCCTCTTCCTCTTCTTCGCTTTCTTCTTCGCTTTCTTCCTCTTCTTCCTCGCTTTCTTCTTCTTCTTCTTGTGTCTCCATCTGTGAAGCCGTAATTTTAATATTTTTAATGGTGTCATTGCTTAGATTGTTTGGATTGCTTGTTATTAACGTTTCTTCTTGTAAGGTACATTGAACACCAACGGAAGATTGCTTATGTTCATAATCCGTAATTTCTAATTTAATATCAGAAGGCTCTTTTGAAGGCTCTGAATCTAACAACCGATTATATTTCTCTAATAAAGTATTATATTTATCATCTAATTCTTTAAAGATAGGCAATTCTTGAACGACTTTATTTAATTGCTCAATTAATAAAAAAATACTAATGTCATTCTCGATCTCTTTGAGCATCGGTTTAAATTTATTTAACAACACATTATTAATATCAGAAATAACATCCGTTTTTAACGTTTTAAAAATAGTATCATATTTTAAGACTGGATTTTCTTGCCCTGACATCGTATACTTTACTATAGCACTATGGTTTTAATATAGTTTTAATATAATTTAAAAATAATATAGAATAGAGTGTATTAGAGAGCAATGGAAAAAACAACTACAAATAAAAATGAGTTGATACAATGTGTCGTAAGACAAACAAACTTGACTGAGACCGAGGCAGAAAAACTTTTAGAAGAAAATAATAATGATTCAATTAACGCAATTAAACAATATTATGGATTAAAGAATAAAAAAGAAGTGACCCAAGAAAAAGTAAGTGTAAATCAACAAATTTATAAAGAAATCAGAACGTTAATGGATACTGCATCAAAAAATCATAGAGAAAAGCAACAGACGCAACTTGCGCAAGATAATAACGAATAATACTAGTATTATTCCAAGTCTTCTGTAATGATAGCATGATATCGATCAAGGGTAAGTTTTTCAAGTTCGTTCAAAAGTTTTATTTTTTCACTTGCGTTCATAGAAATCATTAACATTTTAGATTCTAAGTTACTTATTTTTTGATTGAGCAATCGTATATGGTCATTTAATAAATAGGCAGTTAAAAATACTAGTAAATACATTCTCCTATAGTAGTTAATACTATTTTATTAACTACTATTTTATGAACTACTTATTTAATTATTTTTTAATTATTATTTAATTATTATTTAATATTTGACAATACTATAGAAGGATGAAACCCTGTTATGTTAAAACAAGTTTTTACTTTACCTATGTTTTTTTGATTACAACTGGTACAATTACGTTTATTGAGTCATTAAGAAATCCAACTCCACAAATTAGACACATTATGAATTTAGAAACATGTATTTCAATTGTTGCTGGTTATTTTTATGGAGTATTTTTGAAAGAAATTGATGATGCGGAAAAAGAATCAGAAATACTAGAGAAAGGGAAACAGGATAGATGTAATAGACTCGATACAAGAACTAGTAAAGAGACAGAACAACTCGAAGAAAGCAGCACATCCTTACCAATTAACAAGATTAATACGATGAGATATTCTGATTGGGTAATTACTACACCATTAATGATTTTAGGGCTCTCTATCTTATTAGGATACGAAAATAAAATAGGAATTAAAATTTCATCCTTGTTCCTTCTTTTTGCCTTTAATTTCTTAATGTTACTCTCTGGATATTTTGGAGAGATTGGTAAAATTAGCAGAATCGCTGGTACTACTATTGGATTTATATTCTTCTTTTTAATGTTTGGAACCATTTGGAAATTATTTATGACCGGATCAAAAGTTACAAGTCAATCAAAAATAGTATTTTGGTTATATTTTGGTATTTGGTCGTTGTATGGTGTATTTTACCAAACCGATGAGCTTACTAAAATGATTGGATACAATATTTTAGATTTATGCGCCAAAGCATTCATTGGTTTGTTTTTCTGGCTTTATTTGGCAAAAATTGTTAAAATATAAATCGTACTATGTTGCGTTCTTAAACGTTGCTTGCGTTCTTAAAATTTTGAAGTTTTAAACGTTTGATTTAGTATATAATTTTTATTAATGATAGTATCTTGTTTTTGAGGAATATATTTTGCGATTGAGTCATTCACACCCTTATTATTTAATAAATAATCATCGGTATCATTATGTAATTCTGGCATAGAACGAACCAAAGGTTTATCCACAATTAATAATAGCCGTTCACTCTTTAACAATTTTCTATATTCTTGAATCGACAAAGTTCCATAATATTTATCTAATAAATAAAACGGGTTTGGTGCGGGTTTTATGTTCTTTTCATAATTATATATTTTGCCATATATAAAATTTAATAAATAATATCGTTCAAACCGAGTAGAAGTATCTAAATTAATATCATTCATTAAGAAAGCACACGCACATTCTGGCGAACAAAAACATCCGTAGACATGAAATAATTTATTTAATTGAAATTTTGGAATATAGATAGGCGTATTATCAAACTCGCAGGTACAATAAAAACAATTGCTTTTTTTATTATAAATTTTATCTAAATGCAATTGGGTAGATAATTTTTCTAATTTTTGTAAAATTATCTTTGTTTCATTCATTTCTGATGAATTGCGTTTTTCAGAATCATTTGTATTCGCACTAGTGGAACTAGTTGATCCATTCGCACTATTTGCACTATTTGCACTATTCGCGGTTAATTGCATATAATTTAGATCAGAGGATTTATTATGTTTAAATTGAAATGCTGTTATCTCATTTGTAGTAGTGGTATTATTTTGTAATTCATTTTTATTACATTTTAAATGTAATATAATATTTTGTTTTTGTTCTATCGCAATTGTTTTACTTTCAATCGTTGTGATAATGGTTCCGCCCTTTGGTTTTCTGCCTCTTTTTTTTGGAATTTTTGCTTCTGATTCTTGAACTGGCTGTTCTGGTACTTGTTCTGGCGCTTGTTCTGGTACTTGTTCTGGTACTTGTTCTGGCGCTTGTTCTGGTACTTGTTCTGGCGCTTGTTCTTGTACTTGTTCTGGTACTTGTTCTGGCGCTTGTTCTGGCACAGGATTTGGTTCTTCGATTGAGCTTATTGTTGGTTGTTGTTTTTTATAACTTCGTTTGTTTGGTTTAATTTGAGACATATAAATTATATTTATGATAGAATTTAAATTGTTTTATTAATTAAATAGAATTAGTAAAAAACGAATTAATAATAAAAGTATTAGTAATAATAATTTCTACAAATAATATAAGATAATGGAAAGTATATCTACAGAAGAAATTAATATTCAATTAGGAGATATTATAGAAATAATTGCACCTGAAAATGAAACTCTTCATTTAAAACTTTTTTTTATAAAATTTATTAGCCAAGACAAAATTGTTTTAGTAAATATAGAAACCAAAGATACTTTACAACTTACTATAATAGAAAATGAATTATCGGATACATCCATACAATCTATTAACTTATTAAGTAGAGCAACAACCCTTGGATATGCTTCACAAAATTTACTGGTTCCAGGAACATGGATAGAAATTATTTTTAATGGAGGAGAGATTGAAAAAGGTGAAATTATTGATTTAGAAGAAGATATGATTCAAGTTAACTTATATCCAAGTAATACGATCATTTATATTGATTTTGAATATCAGGGACTCAATGAAGACTTAATAGACTCTATAACAATTATTAGAGATCCTGAACATCCAGAAGAGGAACGGGAACTTCCAGAAATTACAATCAAAGAAACCAATTTGGATATTGAAAGTGATAGTATCTCACAAGACATCATAAATTCAATCATAAATAATGATTTAACACAAGCGGATGCGATTGATTTTGGTGATACTACTTATAAATTAACCATTGATATGGAAGCTTCTGAGGAAGAACGTAGATATACAATTGATCAACAAAGAGAAGATTTATTAGATGAATTGATCTCTCTCTATAAACCCGAAGAATTGAATCATGCAATTAAAACAATTCATATGTCTATTGAACGATTTAATCAATTAAGACAAGAATTCTCTGACTTTGATCGAAATGACAATCCAACAATGCCCAAACCAATCTCAAATACGTATAAACCATTAACAAAGGTCTTATGTTCTTTGAACACAAATCTTCATTGGATTATACCCGTTTCTAAAACTAAAAATAAATTATATGACTTAACAACCTCAGACTTTTTAGATACAAATCAATATGATGACAATTTATCATTTGAGGCGATTAACTTATACCAGACGTTAACAGAAGAGAATGATTGTTATAAAGAATATAGAAATAAGAGTGCCAGTATTGATGATAATTATAAAACATTTATTTATAATTCCTATGAATTAACAATTCCATTTAATAGTACAATGATTGATTCCATATATAGCCGAAAAGTTAACACTAATTTATTGAGCGTCATTGATAATAACGTAGATGACGATGATAACAATACATATGTAATAGACGATGAGACCAATACGATTGCTTCAAAAAAATATTTTTTTGAAATGTTCACAAATAAATTAAAAGTTACGGACAACAATTCGGATGCGATTAATATAACTTCTATTATTGTACTACCTCTATTAAAAGACATTCACTTTTTTAACTATTCTAAGATAGACTTACCATTCACAAATGTTTTACAAAAATCACTATTAACCTTAGATTCCAATTTCATCTATAAATCTGACTTACTAACTAAAAATACCGAGTTACTCATAAATGAAATTCCAATCCGCAACGACGACGAAGACGGCGACTATGAAGATGACGACTACGAAGACGGCGACTATGAAGACGGCGACTATGAAGATGACGACGGCGACTATGAAGACGGCGACTATGAAAACGGCGACTACGAAGATGAAG